TTACAGTCTGATATCAACTACAAAGCTGGATTTGAATTCAACTGTCAGCTTGTTATCAAAGACCGTTATCTTCTCTATAAGCCTTCTGACCAGCTGCTCATCGTATTCAATCAGTTCACCAGTCTGCTCTTTAAGGAACTCTGTCATTTCTTCAATACGCTGTCTCTTGCCTTGGCGCTCAGCATTTTGCACTTGGGTGTTTTGCTTTAAATCCCGCAATCGGTAAATCTCATCAGCTACGTTGTTATAGTCAGCCTTGGAATTTGCTATATTTAAAAGTTCTTTTTGTAATTCTTCCAGCTTCTCATCAAAATCATCGGTGTCTTTGTCGTCCTCCTCATTAAGTACGGTAGCAATGTTCACTTGCAAAGTTTCAACGAAGGTATTCTTACTGCAAAGCGCCTCGTTAATTGCTTTGACAACTGCATTTTGGAGAGTTTCTTCATTTACCGTTGGTGAAGAGCAATCCGAGCCTTTCTCCTCAAGGCGGCTGACACATCGCCAGACTATGGACCTGCATCCTCGATTGTTCCAATGCACCCTCCTGTATATCTCTCCACATTCACCGCAATAAACAATGCTTGATAACGCATATCTGCTGCTATAGACTCTTTTCTTGCCATTCTTCCCAGTATAGAGATTTGCGCGTCGTACTAGCTCTTCCTGCACCTGCATGAAAATTTCACGCGGGATTATAGGCTCGTGGCTGTTCTCGACATAATATTGCGGAACAATGCCATTGTTGACCACACGCTTCTTTGATAGAAAGTCGACGGTATAGGTCTTCTGCAGCAGAGCGTCCCCGATATACTTCTCATTTTGCAAAATTTTCTTGAGTGTCTCAGGTCTCCACTTCGCTTTATTTGCCGCTGTTAGGATTCCGTCAGCTTCCAAACTGCGTGCTATTTGCAGAAGGCTTGCACCCTCAATATATTCGCGGTAGATGCGCTTCACCACTTCAGCTTCTTCCTGGACAATAACCAGCCGTTTATTCTCTTTGGTATAACCTAAGAACCGATTATGATTGATCTGAACCTCTCCTTGCTGATAGCGATACTGAATGCCAAGCTTTACGTTCTGGCTGAGCGATTGACTTTCCTGTTGGGCTAAGGATGCCATTATGGTGAGCATAACCTCTCCCTTGGAGTCCATCGTATTGATATTCTCTTTCTCGAAAAATACAGGAATATTCTTGTCTTTGAGCTGTCTAATGAATTTTAAACAATCCAGGGTGTTTCGAGCAAAGCGGCTGATGGATTTTGTAATAATCATGTCGATTTTACCTTCCATGCAGTCCTCAATCATGCGGTTGAACTCATCACGCTTCTTTGTATTGGTTCCTGTGATTCCGTCATCAGCATAGATCCCTGCCAGTTCCCATTCCATGTTGCTCTGAATGTAGTTCGTGTAATGCTCAATCTGGACTTCGTAACTTGTTGCCTGCTCATCGCTGTCAGTGGAAACACGGCAGTAAGCAGCAACCTTAAGTTTTGGCTTTTCATCAGTATTTACATTATTGCCTATACGTGCGCGTGCCGGTATCACTGTAACGCTACGATTATTTGCCATCTAAAATCACCTTGCTTTCAATTAAACTGTAGGCATATTCGGCTTGTTGAAAGGGATCATCATAAAGATGCTGGGGTGCTGGAGCAGCAAACTGTAATCTCTGAACTACTGTTTTTGGCATTTCCTGTTCACGAATTCTTCCAAGCATCTGTGCCCGCCTCAGTTTTTCTGTCTCGACCTGTTTGATCATTTCTTTGTTTATTATTTGTGGGTAGAAGTCATCACCAAGGTATCGTTTATTTATAAGAATCCTGGAAATCGATGCATGACAGCGCTTGATACCAGCCTTTTCTGCAGCATCTTCTAAAGAGAGTCCGGAAAGATATAATTGAAACAAATCCCTTATTTGTGCTGCTGCTTTTTCATCAATAATCGCCTTGCCATTTTTGATGATGTATCCGAATGGTATGTGATTCACCTATCTCACCAGCCTTTCCTTAAGAGTGATACCGCATTTCATCTTGAAGCCTATTTCAACATGCGAATATGCAACGATTCTTTCTACATAGCGGTCAAAAAGATTTTCCTCGAAGCTATCAATCGGCTCTGCCTTTGAGACATGCCTTAAAAGCTGTTCAACTTCAGTGGCAACAGTCATTTCACCATTCACCGATCTAGAAACGGCTTCTTTTTGCTCCTTTAGCAGAGCGGCTTCCTTTCGGAGCTCATTGTTCTGTGCATTGAATAGGGCTGGCTCTAAATAGCCTTTGGTCATTAGTCCAACCAGCACTTGGCTCCGCTCCGCATTTTCCTCCATCCTCGATTCAAGCGCCTGGATCTCAATAAGGTTATCTGAGTAGTTCACAGCTTTTAAGCTCTGCAGCAGCGGCTTAAGAATAAACTTATGCCCGAAAATCAACTTATTGATCATTGTTATAAAAGCTTGTTGAATAACATCATCCCTTATGGACCGCATTGAACATCCTGAAATGTCGTAGATGTGTTTGGAACAACACCAGGCAACATATTTTTTATTTCCATTGCCTTGTATCCTTCTTTTGAAGGTACTGCCACACTCGGAACACTTTATTTTCCCGGATAGCGTATACCGATTTTGGTACTTGCTGTTCCCCTTTTCTATCCCTTTTTCTTTTCCCCGCTGATTCAACAACTTACCTACAGCTTCGAATTCTTCGTGGCTAATGATTGCTTCATGATGCTTCTTTATTAGGTATTGATCCTTCTCACCGTAGTTATAATGCCTGTTGAAATGATCATCGGTATAGGTCTTTTGTAAAATCACATCTCCTGTGTATCTCTCGTTGCATAAAATACCGCGAACCGTGGTGGCCGTCCAGTTTGCTTTTCTTCTTGATGGTATGCCATCATTTTTCAGACCATCAGCAATTTTATGAGTTCCTTTGCCAGATAAGGCTTCTGCAAAAATACGCTTCACAATTGCTGCCAGTTCTTCGTTCACAACCATCTCTCCATCCAAATAATCGTAACCATAGGGTGGATAGGAGAGTTTATATGTCCCATTCTGGAAACGCTTCTGTATTGACCATTTGCTGTTTTCAGAAATAGAAATTGACTCGCTTTCAGCCAGACTGCTCAGGATCGTTAACATCAGTTCACTATCCATCGATTGTGTATTGATGTTTTCCTTTTCGAAGTATATGAAGACTCCGAGGTCGGTCAGCTTACGCACTAGCTCAAGACAATCTGTTGTATTTCTGGCAAACCTGCTGATTGACTTGGTTACTATGAAATCAATCTTCCTCTGTTCACAGTCTTTCAGCATTCTCAACAATTCAGTGCGCTTTTCCTTTTTGGTACCTGTAATCCCCTCATCATAGTAAATCCCTGCGAGCTCCCATTCCGGATTTGCTTTTATGAAGGATTCATAATGTATCTTTTGAGCTTCAAGGCTGACTAATTGTTCATCACTATCTGTAGAAACTCGGCAATAGGCTGCCACACGCAGCTTCGGTTTTGCAGCTATTGATTCTGCCGATATTTTCGTTACTTTTCTCACCATTCTCACCTCCTTCAGGTATGTGACATATTACCTCCGAGTGCCCACTATATCAAGGTATTTAAGGCGTTAGCTGTGCATATAAAGGTGAGAAAATCTGCCGGTTTAGCTTATTGATTTTATCGAATTCATCCTCAGAAATCAGACCCATTTTCAGCATTGTGCGAAGTATTTTTTCTGATCTCAAGTAGTCTATTTCACTCTGAAATTCATCAGGTGTTAATGGTTTGCGTTTTGAAACGACATTAGCATTTGATCCATCTGTAATTTTTGTGACTTGCATATAGCTTGACCTCCTCTTCCGCAGGAATCCATCCTGCACCTATATGCAAAAATCTGAGATAATTCGAACCCCCAATCTCAAACATGAAAAAATGGCCCGAAGAGCTTTTACACTCCTCGGGCCTCGTTAAATAATCAATCGTATTTTATGTAGGCGTCAGTAAATCCTGCTTTTTTTGCTTTTGCAAGCTGTTCTTCTGCATTTGACTTGACGGAATATGCCCCAATCTGAACACGATAATAACTCTTTGAACTGTTGGTTTCTGCTTCTACGGCCTTATAGGCAATACCGAAATATTTCAACACGCCCTTTGCTAGTGCTATTCCTATCGCTTCTATATTACTGACTATCCAGGCGGCATCTTCTGCATTGTCGTGGAAAGCTATCTCCACCAAAGCTGCCGGAGCATTCGTATTCCGAAGTTCATACAAGCTTGGATTAAACTTTACACCTCGATCCGATGTTGGTGTCAGCGGTTCAATTTCTGAATAGATTGCCTTAGCCGCCTTTTCACCATTTCCACCTGCAGCATAAGCAAAGACCTCACCGCCCCTTCCTCCTCCAGCATTACTATGAATGGCAAAATGCAGATCTGGTTTAACTTGATTGCTGTCATTCACCACCTGACCCAAGCTCCACTCTGGCCTGCTCCTATAAACATCCACACCATGATTCTGAAGCACCTTTTGTGTGATGTCAGCTATTTCATTCATTCTTGTTTCTTCAACTCCATAGCTTCCATAGCCCTGGTTATGCTCCTGAGTTGATGGACTTAAATATATTGATTTCCCCATTATACTTTTTCCTCCTTATTGAGTTGCTCTAGTACACCCTTGAGCTTTTCAGGGATGGGAAGACCTATCTTTGCAGTATTTTCCAAGATGCTAATTCCCTCATTGGAGAGATAGAAAAAAATGACAGCAGTCCTTATGGCACTTCCGTTTTGTAATAGCTCTGAATCTATTATCTGACCAACAGCAACCAGTGAAAATATAAGCACTTTCTTGAAGATGCCCCTGAAGCCCACTTCGCTTGAGAGTCGTTTTTCAAGGACCGCCACCATGATGCCGGTGATGTAGTCGATGACTACAAATGCCACCAGGGCATACAGGAAGCCGTCCCATCCGCCGAGAAAGTAGCCGATGTAGCCGCCCACAGCGGCAATGATGATTTGAAAAGTGTTGATGATGTCTTTCATTAGTTCCTCCTTCATAAAAACAGGAAGGACCCGAAGGCCCTTCCTGAATTAGTACTATTTATTTTTTTAAGGTTCCGTGACCCTGAACCAGTCGCACCTCCCCTTATAGGTCAGGCCGTTGGAGTTGTTGCGGAAATATCCGATTCCGACATGGCTGATCGCCGACAGGAAGTTCGAGATGGTTTCCGTGAATACCTGCCACCAGAAATCACCGTCGATAGACATGTCCAGAAAGTATGAACTTCCAACCTTGCGGATCCTCACATAAATGAAGTTGGAATCCCATCCGCCGTTCAGGTAAGCATCGCTCGAGTAAGCGGTGTTTGATGTGAATTTGATCGCTTGCATGCCTGAGTAACTGTCCCTGGAGCATTTGCCAAAAATGATCCTTCTGCTGTTGGCGCTGTTGTAAAGGCAAATGCCGATATTGAAGTAGTTGAGTCTCGGCCCGTTGAGCATGACCTTGGCTGTTGCGGTGAAATCTCCTGCAGGCGCTGCCTGGACCAATAACCTCGTATGGTCGCTGCCTGGCAGAATGTCAATCGCCCCATAACGACCATTTTCAGTCCATGTTGCCGTACCTTGATTGACCCATGACCATTTCGTATCCATTACGGTATCATCGAACTCGTCGTCCTTTGAATGCGGGTTTGCAGGCGGGGCGTCGATTGGATTCGTGTAACTTGTACCGCTGCCGCCTGCCGAAGATATTGTAATCGTCTTTTGTTCGTCGTTTTGGGCGATGGATACGTTGGTGCCGGCTGCCAAGGTAACATCTCCGACCAGGGCATTCCCGCCTGTCCTCTTAATACTTGAAACCCTTGGGATGGCCGTATGCAGGTCAGCAGCATGCCTTTCATCGTTAAAGTACTGGGGATGGTCGTCTGCATTCAAGCCTTGTAGTGAGCCATGGGTATGGTTATGGCTCACTCCGGCAGGGCTTTCGGTTGAAGGGGTTGAGAGGGAGCTGTTCTGCGTGAACATCGACATCCGTTCAACCAGCTGGTTCATCCGGATTTCATGCTCAAGCATGATGTTGTTCAGCTCAAGGACATAGCTTAAAGCACCTGATTCATCTTCCTCGCAGGTGATTCCTTTGACCCTGACTTTCCCGTCAAAGCCTTCCGTGTCGCTTCCTTCTGGTGGAATGTACCAGCCGATCCAGTCGCCCATCATGAAGGTTTCAAAAGGCTTGAGTTTGATGCCTTCAGAGTCTATGAATTTGATGACGCTTCCCTGAATGCCCCAGCTGACTTGCGCCGCCCCTCGAAGGAAAAGCTGACCATAATCCTGGAGCTTTGCCCAGTCGCTGGGGATGTTCCTCGCCTGGAGGTAACCTTCGCGCCTGCCCCAATCCGTCTGGCTTGTGGGGTGCGCCGTCTCGATGAGGCTTCCGCTTTCGCCTTCGACCAGGAGGGCGTTGGTCATGTTTGTGCTGTCGCTCTGGTTCTGGTGCTTGACGATTGCCTGACCCGGCCGGTATTTGACCGTGTCATACTTGTCCGCACCTTTTGCCTTGTACAGCTTTAGATGCAGGGTCGGTGTCATCTCGATATCAAAAAGGCCCATGCCTTCGCTGAGTTTCGTGGCCACCTGGGAGAGCGGTGTACCTGCATGAAAGGAAAGGGTCGTAGAATCCTCGAAAGGATTCCCCAATGTATCCGCATCGGCAGTCCAGTCGATGGAGACCCCGGTGAGGCAGCCCCTCTGCTGGGCTTCCAGAAGAAGCTGGCGCAAGATAGCGCCGCCGTGCGCATCGGTAAAGGTCCTCTCCAGCGTGGTCGGATGCGGCATTCCTTCGGGGTACACAACGCCCCGGTCAAGGAGGGAAAGGACGCCCCTGCCGCTTACCTCGATCATCTGCTGCTCGCCCTCATCTACATAGGAAGGCCGTCTTGATTCAATGATCCATTTGAAAATGTCGATGCCGTCAAGCCGACACAGGATGAAGTTCTGGTCGGTCACATAATCCCGGCTTCCGCCTTTGTCATCAAACCTGCTGATGGCAAATTTACCGCTGCCGGGGTTGTTCAGGAGCACCTGAAATGACTTGCTCTTTGCGCCGCTGAGCTGGCAAAGGATGCTGTTGGGATTGTTCTTATCGCAAACAAAAAGCTCGATCCCGATATCATCAGCAGGCTCTGCGTCATATACTTCAATACCGATGACATTGCTGTAGCGAACACCTGGGGGATTGGGTTCTGTGAGTGCAACCTTGACAGCGCCGCTTTCTGCCTCCTGGGGGATCTGAAATACGATCTTGTCCCAGCTCCAGGAGATGATGTTGCAAAGGTGGGTGCCAAGGTAGACATACCCGCCGTAGCCGCGCAAATATCTGTCAACATTAAGCGGGTCCGCTTCAGCTTTGAAGCCGAACCCGTTTCCATAGATGGTCACAACCGAGCCTTCAGAGGCCCTTGTGGTCGATAGTCTTTCAATAAAAGGAAACGGAGGGTCGCTTGTGATGTTCTCATAGTCGTAAAGCGCGCGTCGGTTCGTCCAGATGTCGGCTTTGGCAACATTCTCGTAGAGTACCATTGTCCGTTTCCTTGGCCACTGGCTCAGCTTTGCGATATTCTCGTAGAAGCCAAGAATCCTTTTGTTTGTCCAGACTCCAAGTTTTGCGATGCTCAAATAAAATGAAACAGAGCGCTTCAGGACTTGGCTCACGTTCAAGGAACGGACCAGTGAAACGGTAGTACCTGATGTGTTGGTGGCTGTGACCCTCCAGTACCAGGTGCCTTCAGACAGAATCACTGCCATCCGGTAAGTGGTGTTGTGGCTCACGTTTATGGATTCGCTCGTTATTTTGGACGCGCTGTCGAATGTGTCGACGGTGTCCACCTCGACCTTGAGCGATGAGGCGACCAGCTGATTTTCATTATCGCTGTAAGTTACGTCAAAGGCGCAAATGGTCGCGCTCAGAGATGCCAGGTCGGAAGGCTTGACCAGATTTAAGCTAGGCAGCCCCATCTAATCACCTCCCGTTATGTCCAACTGCCGACGGTCACAATAGCCCTTGCCGCCTTTGGACCGAGGGTGAGGAGCGGAGGGCCCAGAAGGTTTCGGACAAAGATGGTGCTGGACAGTGAACCCGGGCCAATGGAAGAAATGTCGAGTACGCTTTGCCATGGCCCGTCCTGGCTGAAGGATATGGTAAAGTCCTCATGGTTCAACTGTATGTTCACGTTGTTGGCAATCTTGGTATTGCTGGTATTTTTTATCTTGAAGCTTTGGATCTCGGTCGTGCCTTCCGGCTGGTCTCCAAAATCGATGAGAGAGGTCAAGTCAACCCCCGATACATCAGTCATGACCACGTCATTAACCTGCTCGCCGACAGCCTTTCTCCCATAGAGGTGGATCCCGCAAATATACAGATCCTCAAACTGCGGCGAAGTCTCCCGGAATCCAATCCTTATTGCTTTGACTGGTCCGGAGAAGGAAAGGGTGAAGATCTTGTTTCTCCAGTGGTCCATATCTGTGTTCGCCGCAGGAATCGTATAGACTCCAGTCTCCCAGGTGCCGTCCACACCGTTGGTCGTGTCGGCTGATCCCTGTATAGTATGGCTGACAAAAGAGCACACCGTAGTTGAACTCCAGTGGAACCCAACTTTATTTACTTCGCGCAATTCCGGGAAAAAGAACCAGAATACGCTGCCGAGTCTGTAGTCGCCAACCTTCCATGATTGGGATCGGTTTTCCTTGTTCAGGTTTCCTTTAGCTGTGCTGTCAAGCCAGGAAGCTATACCGTTCCCTATGATTTGGCTGATGGTGCTCAAGTCGGACATGCTTCGAAAGCCAACTTCCGTTCCATCGATGTCATACGGCATCCGATGTTCCGCTACTTCTGCATACATAATTCCACCTCCTAGAAGAATGCCGGGTAGTATTCCAGCTTGATGCTGCCGCCCGACACTCCATTTGTGATTCTCAATTGGTTGTAGCCACTGTTAAGAAGCAGCCAATAGGCATCACCGCCATGCCTGATTGCGGAGAGCATGTTGGTGCTACCCTTGGTACATTTGAAATCTCCGGTATTTATAATGACGCTCTCGCCGGGAGCAATGCTTCCCTGGTACTGCAGCCACACGTCGTTGTCCAAACATTCTAGCTTTGGAGATTCCATCGGGCCGGTAAGGGTAATGGTCGCATCGGTTATCGGGGCAGTTCCGGGATTCTCGTGGCTCCATTCCTGAGTCAGGGAAGCCACTGCACTCGTCTCGGAAATGGCCAGCGGAGCATAGAAGAAAGGATCCGAAAGCATGAACTCCACAGCGAACTTGGCATATCCGGTCTGTGTCTTCCCGAAAGTAACGGGGCGGTACACCTCGGCTATGGCTTCACGGACAGTACCGTCTGGGAGGATCCGTTTCAAAACAAACTGCCCCAGCTTTCCGAATACGCTGCTGAGATAGTCAATATTTTCATAAAGGACTTCATTCTCGCTCTTGTCGCTCGGAAGCTTTCCGGTAAGGGGATCCAGGCCGCGAACCCACATGGGGAGCATGACGATCCGTTCCTCATATCGCTTTTTGATCCATCGTTTCCCGTTTTGGAAAGGCACCTGGATGTTATTGCCCCGGAGACCAGGTGTCCCCAAACCCTCAGGGACTTCTATCACTGACCAGGCTTTGGTGTTCAGGCTCACGCCATTAAATTGCCATGTCTGTCCGTTCAAATCCTAATTCACCTCCCGTTATCCCAGCCCGTAGGACTGCCTGAGCAGAACCCTGCGGGTGCTGTCAGACGCCGCTTCCGGCTTCGGGTTATTGATCGTTATGTCGTAGTTGTTTGTAACATTGCCGCTTTGAACCCCGGGTTCCGAAACTTTTGATTGAGCACCAACGCCAACCTTGAGCAGTGCTTTTGCCATGATCTCGTCCAGCTTTTCGATGGGGACCACCGCTTCAGTGCCGGCTTCACCAACGCCGATCACACTGGGACTTGAGAAGATTCCGCCCGACGCATACCAGTTGACCCCAAGCTTCGGGATCTGAGGAGGGTTCAAGCTGAACTTGCCTGTGATCTCAAAATGGGGAAGCTTGATGTGGGGGATTTTTATCTCAGGAATCTTCAGGTTCCTGAAGAAGCCGACAATGGCGTCAATTGCTCCCTTTACGGTATTCCGCGCGGCATTGATGGGAGTCTCGATGGCGGATTTTATTCCGTTCCAAATGCTTGAGGTGACGGATTTGATAGCATTCCATGCGCCGGAAATTACATCCTTGATGACATTGATCTGAGTGGATACCAAACTTCTGATTAAGTTCAGTACACCGCTGATGATGCTTTGGATGCCGTTCCATAGGCTGGAGGTCACATTTTTGATGCCTTCCCACACGCCTTGCCAGTCGCCCTTGATCAGGCTCGTCACAACCTGAATAATTCCCTTGATCACGTTAAGGGCGGTGGTGACCACGGAGGATACGACGTTGAAGGCTGCTGTGATGACCGCCACGATGTCGTTTCCGTACTTATTCCAGATGGCGCTTGCCACCTGAACGAAGGCGGCTATCAAAGCGCGGATGGCTTCAAACACACCCGCCATCACGGATTTGACCTGGTTCCAGATGGTGATGACGCTGTTCCTGAAATTTTCGTTGTTACGGAAAAGCAGCACAAATATTGCGATGAACCCGGCGACTGCAGCAACTGCGATGCCTACCGGTCCGGTGATAGCAGCGATGGCAGCACCGACCGCCCCGGATGCGCCGCCTGCGGCAGCCATAGCTCCTGAGATAGCTCCAAATGCAGAGGACAATGTTCCTATAACCGACACGACTTTTCCGATGACTAAAACCACCGGCCCTATAGCCGCAGCAATTAGGGCGATTTTCACGACCATTTCCTGTTGTTCCTTGGAGAGTCCTTGGAATCTGTCCATCAAAGGCTTGATGACAGCGATGAGTTTCTCAAGTATCGGTATCAAAATCTGGCCGAATTGAATCCCTATCTGCTGGGCTTGTTCCTTCATTGCCCTGATCTTATTGGTCGGGCTGTCCATGGTCCTTGCCAGGTCGCCCTGGGCATTCTTCGTGGCTTCCATGATTGCGCCGTAACGGGCCTGTACCTTCTGGGCTTCAGTCAGCTGCTCGCCTTGCTTGGCGATTCCGTGGGTGTAGGCATAGGTCTTGACAGTCGTGTCGTTGACTAGGATTCCCAGAGCCTTGAGCGGTTCCGCTTCACCTGAGATACCGGACTTCAGCTTGTTGAAGGCTTCTTCTGGATTTAAGTTGTAGAAGGAAGCCATATCATAGGAAAGCTGGGTCAGACCTTCTGACATTTTTAAGGACTCGTCAGATGCAAGTCCCATGGAGGTGAGCATGGCATTGTAGGTGGCCATATTACTTCTGACATTATATGCATTTAGCCCGAGAGCTTTGGAGGTTTCCTCCGACCATTTCCTTGCGTCGTCCGCCACACCGCCCATAGCCACTTCGAAAAGGTTCTCGGACTCTACAGCATCCATTGCCATCTTCGTCGCAGCAGTACCAATTCCAACGAGTGGAAGGGTTACTGCAGTGGAGAGTGTTTTTCCGGCTGAGGATATTTTGTCCCCAACGGCCTTCATCTTTGCTCCTGCTTTGTCCATGCTTTCAGAGAGGGCGTACCAGGCGGAACTCTTGGTCTTCAGCTCCTCAGTGGTCGCTTTTAGTTCCTGTTGCATTTTGCCAAGTTCCGCATTGGCGTAGTTCAGCTTGATCTTCAGGTTCTCCGTGGCTTTGGCATCCGCACCTTTTTTCTCGACGCTCTCCTGGTAGCTGCGGGTGAGGGCTGCAACCTTATCTTTTTGAAGGTCGACCTGGCGGTTTAAGCTGTCCGCCTTGAGTTTCAAGCCGTCCGTGGACTTTCCGAAGTCCCCGAGCTTCGAACTGGCGGCTGCAAATTCGCTCTGGACTACCTTAAGGCTCCGTTGGATTTTGCTGACGCCCTCCTGGAAGCCGCTGTCGTCAAGGCCGATCCTTGCAACGACCGTGCTGTTGTTTCCTGCCATTTATCTCACCTCCCTTAGAACAGAATGTTGTCGATGGTGTCAAAGTCCGAATGCTCATCGATTCCGTTGACCGTCTTGTAGACCTTGAAAAGAGCCTGGAGCTTTTTGGGGGTGCTGCTCCAGAATTGTTCCTCGCTCATCCGCAGGAGGTTCGTCCCCAAATAGAAAAGCCACTCCCAGTCCCAGCTTGCGGAACTTAAGTGGCTTTCGATTCCCCCGGGGCGTCTTCTGTCTCCGGCATTGACATGTTGAGCGCCTCGTTGATCGCTGTACCGAGGCTTTCAAGGTCGCTGAGTCCCAGCTGTTCGCCGATGGCCTTGAGGGTGACGCTGCCATCCTCAACTTTCACTGCGGAGTAGATCAGCGCCCTGACCGCCTTGATCTTCATGTTCTGCAAATCCTCAAAGGCGGCGTTCAGATCGCCGTAGATTTCCTCCAGTTCGCAGAAGGTGTTCATATTGAGCTTCAGCTCGTACTCCTTATTTCCGAGCTTGAATTTGATGCCCTTGTTCTTCAGTTCAGCTGCCTTCAAATATCATCACCCCTTCTTAGACCGCAGGTGTCGGCTCAGCCGGCACTGCTGTAAACCAGGCTGAGATGATCGTCGGGTCTGAGCCTGGTTCATCTTCATCTGCAATGAACCTGAAATTGCCGTCAAAGTCCCTGGAGAAGAAGGTGCCTTTAAGCTTCGCGCTTTTCGGGGAGGGCTTTTCAGCTTCAGTGTCGTACTCGTCCGTAGCCAACTCGAACTTGCCTTTCAGGAGCCATACGTAGCGGTACTTGCCGTTGTGCTTCTTCGACTTGAAACCCAGCGCCAGGGGCGGGGCGATGTCTTCCTTGCTCTCAACGAGAACGCCCTTGACTACCTTGGCACCCTGCAATGTGGCCCTGCTGGTGAGGGATAGCTGGTTAAGCTCGATCTCCACTTCCACGCTGTCAAAGGAAGAGATAATGTCTTCCACCGTATCGTCGGAGTAGATATTTTCCGAGTTGACCTTGGGCGTGAGCTTCGCGCTTACAGCCCGTTCCAGCTTGGAGGGTGCCTGATAGGTCGCACCCGTGTTGTCGTCATCTGTCAGAAGGGCGATGTGGATGTCCCTTAATCCGATTTGTCTTGCCATATGTTAGACCTCCTTTGGTTCTAAATAGTAAAATTTGATCCCCTTGTGGTAGAGAGCCGTGTCCGGTTCGTAAAGGTCCGC